GTTATCTGCACCATATAAATTGATACGCCTACCCATAAAGTCTACACGCAGTTCAGCAATGTTCGCTTTAGCGTTTAATGGCCTAGTGTATTCTAGTAAATAATCCCAAGCTATTCTTTTTGCTTGGTTGTAAGTTGGTGCTACATAAGCAAATCTTGGATTAGGTTTATCACAGTTTAATGCACTATGTATTAATTGATTAATAGCACAGACTGTTTTACCCATACGCCTATGTGCAACTACCACTACAAACCTGTTACCTTTAACAAGTTGATGTATTTGTTTTTGTGGAACTCTAGGTTTATATCCTGTTGTTATTTCTTTTTTCATATTTTGTAACTCTCATTAGAGGTCGTTACCTTTAGTTAATTTAAACTACCATTTTTTACAAGACCAATATCCTGCACTTAATTTACTTTTCTTTTCATCACATTTATGTCTTGCTCTAAAAGACTTTCTTCTAGCCGGTTGATCCTTTTTAATAGTCATATTAGCATCACCAAATCGTACTAATTTAACTGTATTACCTTCCTTTGCTAGTACAGCAAACTTTTTAGTTTTAGTTCTAGCTCGTTTAGGTTTATTGTAACCAGAAAATTTTTCACCTCTGTATTCAATAGCCATTATGCTTTTGCTTTTTTCTTTGCTGTTTTAGATAAGTCTTTATAGTGTACTAATTTTTGAGATGTTTTAGTATGGTTTTTATTTGTGTGTAAATCTCCATTAGGCATTTTGTGTGTATTGCCTTTCCATTCTTTACCATCTTTAGTGTAGTGTTTTACGCCTTTCATTATGCTTTAGCCTTTTTAGTTTTCTTTTTATTTTTATTTTTTTTAGAGTTAGGAAATCCTTTTTGCATTTCTTTGTATGCTTTTTTAGTAATAGTAGATTTCTTTTTAGTTCTGCTAGTACCTGCTTTTTTTCTTTTATTTATGTTTTCATATAAGCTCATGCACAATCTCCAAGAGATTCAAACCATCTGCGTAATTCTTCTTGCCGTTCTTCTTTGGTTTTTTGTACATCTTCTTCTTTAGGTTCAGGTTCATTAGTCATGTCCTTTCTCACATTTTTGGATGCGTAAACATCCCAAGTCTATAATAAAATAATTAAATTTGCTAGTACGATTATCTTCATAGTATGGGTCTATTTTATCAGCTTCGTACCACTCTATTCCAAAATGACATCCTACAAATAAATGACATGACCACATAATTATCTTCCCTCTCTTTGTCGTAATGCTTCATTAAGCATATCATTAGAAGGAACACTATCTACTGGATTAACACCTCTATACCCAGAGTCATACTCTCGTAAATTGTTATAATAATTTTCCATAGAGTTTGTTCTAGTCATTTCTTTTAAAAATTCTCTTTGTTCTGGAGATAAATCTTCTGTAGTTGGACCAGGTGCATCTGCATAAGGGTCTATATATTCATTAGAATTATCTGCTAGCATCATATTGTATGAAGGCATATCATTTACTTCTGGTTGCATATTTACATTATTAGGTGCTAAAGCATTACCTAATAATCCCATCATAGATTCTATATCTGGTAACTCAATAACTGTTCTATTTTCTTTGGGTTTTAATGTATTACTAGCATCTATAGCTAATTTTTTTATTAGCTCTGATACTGGCATAGTGGTATTTGGGTTATTCATAATAAAGTCCTGAAAATTATCCTGCAAAAAATTTGGGTACTGGCGTTTGTTAATCTATTCCTGTAACTACTTTAATATTAATGGGTGCACCCCCTTCGCCTGTTAATTCTGTAGTATTTTTTTCACTCCATCCTGCTCTAGTTTTTAACCAAAACAACATAGAGGGTGTATCGCCTTGTTTAGCTTTTTCATATAATGTACCAGCAACAGCTGCATTAGCTTCTATGCGACCTTTCTCTAATTCTTCACTATAGTATTTTTTAAGCGTGTCATTATTGATACCCATGATAAGTGCAATATCTTCATACCTAGTACCTACTATAGATAAGTTATAAATTTTTTTTCGGGTGGTCGCTGTTGGAAGGTGTTGGGGTCTACCCCTTTTATTTTTTACTGCGTTTTTTATATCTGCTACGATTGCAACCTTCCCTGCGTCTATTATATTGGTTTTCTTCATAGTTATATTATATCTCTTTTATATATCTTTTAGTTATATTAAATTAATTGTTAAATTTACTTGACACATTTATTTTTATCTGTAAAATACATTTCAGCAACACAGCAATATTTTATTAATTATAGGAGAATAAAATGAAACATAAAACATTACAAGAACTTGAAAGAGCAGATAATATTAAAGCATTTTGTTTAATAGCTATAGCCTTTATATTGCCTTTAGCTTTGCTTTTTTCATTACCATATTTACATTTATTTATTAATTAATATCAACTTTATAGGAGCATAAAACATGAAAGCATTAATACAACAAGATGAAAATGGTTTTGATATATATGATAATAAAATATATCAAGCTTATGGTATTAAAATAACAAAACAAGTTTTTGTTATTGACAGGTATTTTAATGGCGTAAATGGTTGGACTTATGCCGAGACTTATCATGATACCGAAAAACTCAAAGAATCATTTGGTGATTGCTTATTTGATTTAAATGGTGATGATGAAGATTTATTTTTAAAGCGTAACCAACAAGAAACACCAATAGCCCCACAATATATAAAATTCAATGAATGGGCGTAAATACACCTTTAAGCCTGTTATGAGTAGGCTTATGGATTGTATTTAATAGCTTTATAACTGCTATTTAATTAACAATCGCACTAGAAACACTTTTATAATCAATAACATAGGAGCATTAAAAATGAAAGTAGAAAACATGAAAAGCAGTAAAGGAAACTTAGTTCCAAATCAATTTACATTTATAGATAATAATGGTTATGTTTATTTTCAATCTTATGGCTCAGTAATTGCGAGGGTTGATTTAACCAAGCATGATTTCATTAGATTAGATTCTAAATACTGGAATTACTCTAAAACAACTTCAAAATATCGTAATATGTTTTTAGGTATGACAACGCCTGATATTAAAAAGGCTATTAAAGAAGGCACTATAATTTTAGAGGATTTAAACCCAAGTAGTAGAATTTATTATTTAGATAGCGGTTATGACTACAAAAGAACAGGTTACAGCAGAAATTTTAGTGTTACGTCAGATGATTTAAAAGCATACCAAGAAAATTATCAAGCACCTCAATAATTAGTATCTCAAGCTCTACAGTTAACGCTGTAGGGCTTTTTTTTTATCTATCTCTTGCCTTACTATTCCCCAATTAAAAAAAGACTCTCATGAGCCTTTAAAGTATCTTAACATTGATTTTAGGTATAATTATCCCTATACATCTTTGATTATATCATAAAAAGAAAGTTCAATCAATAGATTAATAATAAATTTATTTATTATAAATATAGTTATTGGCTTTTAACATCATGTGATAAAATCAAATTTCAAAATTGCTTTGGGGCAATTTCTCATTTGATAATAAAAGTGAATAAAACTTTTTAATACAAGAAAGATTTTATCAGATTTTAGACGTTCTGTCTAATCATTTTTTCTTATGAATAACTTAATTATTATAAGTTTTACTTATATATAAATCTATCTATTAACTGCTTAAAATTTAATCAGATGTTAAGTAATTAATGATAAGTAATTTAAATCAATAAAAGTATTGACAAGATAATTTAACAATGTTCTAATGCTCGTGAAGTTAAGTTTTATTAACACTATAAGGAGCACCAAAATGAGTAACAGAAAGGAAGTTAAAGAACTTGAAATATCAGGAGCACAAAAATTATTATTAGAAAGTATTTTATGGAGGTGGGTAAGTAAAAATAAATGGGATAAAGATAAAGCAAAACAGGTAAGAAATATATTAAGACAAATAGAAAATTTTTAAAAGGAGTAATAAAGTGAAGAAATTTAAGATTTATAGTAGTGAGACAGTTCTCTATGAAACTATCGTAGAGGCAGAAAGTAAAGATGAGGCTTGTTCTAAAATGGACCTTAATTATTTTAATGATGAGGTTAAAAGAACAGGGTGGCAAACTGATGACATAAAGGAGATAACAGATGAGTAGAATGAACATGAAAAATATAAGAAGTTAATTATAAGGAGAACTAAAATGAAGAATGAATCATGGCTAGAAGAAAGTAAAAGAAAAGGCAGAAATAATAGACTGTTAGGTTTTGTGATTGGTTTAATA